GCTCTCAACTATGGCTCACCGCCAACCCTAGGTCTAGAAACGACCCATTCAGCAAGAGATTCCTGGTTCCCTTCGAGCACGAGCTTAACAAGCACGGCATCTACGAGGATGAACTGCACCTGATCGTTCGTGTTAACTGGGATGACAACCCATTCTTCCCGGAAGTATTACGCCAGGAGATGGACTACGACCGGGACAACACGTCTACCGCCATGTTCAGGCATGTCTGGGAGGGTGACTACTACGACAGCGTAGAGGACGCCCTGATCAGCGTGGAGTGGTTCGAGGCTGCGATAGACGCACACACCAAGCTAGGCTTTAAGGCTGAAGGCCCTGTCATCTGCGCCCACGATCCGTCCGACCTGGGGCCAGACGCCAAGGGATACGCTAAGCGCCAAGGCTCGGTGATCCTGGACGTGCAGGAGAAACTTACCGGCGACACGAACGAGGGCATGGATTGGGCTATGGATCGCGCTCGCAATGATAACGCTGATTGGTTTGTCTGGGATGGTGATGGAATAGGCCTAGGGCTACGCAGACAGGTAATGCAGGCCCTGGATGGCACCAAGGTAGAGTACGAGATGTTTAGGGGCTCGGAGGGCGCAGAAGACCCTATGCTATACTATGGCGGTGATAAGGGTAGGACGAACAAGGACACTTTCCTTAATCGTCGCGCCCAATACTATTGGAAGCTAAGGGATAGGTTTGAGGCTACCTGGCGAGCTGTCACTAAGGGCGAGTACATTGACCCCGAGCAGCTTATCAGCGTTTCATCTAACATTGAGTACCTGGACCAGCTAAGGTCAGAAGTTACCAGGATCCCGCAAAAGCGCAGCAACAACGGCAAGCTCCAGGTGCTATCGAAGGTGGATATGAAGAAGAAGCCTTACCAGATTGAAAGCCCAAACCTTGCGGATGCGTTGATGATGGCAATGTTCAGCCCAAAGACACTCAACAAACAAGCAGTGCAAATCAATTTTAGCGGATGGGGCAAGTAATGGCCGATTACGACGGTAAAGAAGACCGAGAAGAAGACGAAGGATCAGACGGTCATCAGAAGGTCCTAGAGCTCTTGCAGAAAGCCCAGGACGCAGACCATGACATGCGCGACAAGGCGCGTGAGACCTTTTTGTTCATAACTAAGTCTGACGGCCAGTGGGAGCCAACATGGTGGTCCAGTAACGCCTCAAAGCCTCGCTACACCTTTGACATGTGTACGCCTATCGTGGACCAGGTGGCCGGTGAATTAGAGCAGGCTGACTTTGATATTCGCGTAAACCCTGCCGGCGGCTCGGCAACGAAGGACGTTGCTAACACGTTTGACGGCATGATCCGCAACATTGAGAACATCAGCGATGCCAAGGTTACCTACAACCAGGCAGCCCGTGGCATGGTCACAACCGGGTATGACGGCTGGAGGGTAAGCCAAAAGTTTATTGACGACGACTCCTTTGACCAGGACCTGGTGATTGAGAAGATAGCCAACTTCATTGACCGAGTGTGGTTCGACCCCTCGGCAGAGCTCCAGGATAAGAGCGACGCCAAGTATTGCTTTGTTCTACACCCGGTAGACGTAAATGAGTACGACCGACGATGGCCGGAGGGTGGGCGCGAGTCAGTATCAGACGATCGTGACGGTGATGCTTACTTTGATAAAAGCGAGGTCATCCTGGTAGGTGAGTACATTTACTGCGAAGAAGAAGAGCGCGAGCTTGTAATGATCAACAACGGCCACGTCTATGAGGCTGAAGAGTACGACAAGATCAAGGACGAGCTCGCAGCTATCGGAGTAGAAGAGGTCCGTCGCCGTAAGCGCATGGACAAGAAGGTCTGCTCCAGGTTCTTCGACGCCAAGGGATTCCTCGAGGACAAGAAAGAGACTGTGTTCTCTACGATCCCGGTGGTTCCTGTGTACGCCAACTACAAGGTGTTTGAGCACAAGACACTCTACGCCGGCGTGGTAGACAAGCTGATGGACCCGCAACGAGTTCTTAACTACTCAATGTCGCGTGAGATTGAGGAAGGAGCCCTAGCACCACGAGCTAAGTATTGGATGACTATGGCCCAGGCCGCAGGTCACGAAGATTCTTTAGCTACGCTTAACACCAACTCACACCCGGTGCAGTTCTTTAACGTGGACCAGGAGAACCCTGGCGCACCACAGCAGCAGGGCGGCGCGATTGTAAACCCAGGACTCAGGACCATCACCGAGGCTATGCGCGGGATGATAGGTTACACGGCAGGTATGTTTGCGGCCAACATGGGCGACAACCCTGGGCTACAGTCTGGCGTGGCTATCAACTCCCTGCAGAACAAAGGTGACACAGCCACCATAAAGTACAACAAGGCCCTTCAGATCGCTATAGCGCGAACTGGTGAGCTTTTAGTTAAGGCTATACCCAAGGTCTACGATACGGCTAGAACGGTCCGTGTGCTCAAGGAGGACCGTGAATACAGCATGGCTGAGATCAACGCCCAGGTATTCGACCAGGACACGCAAGAGTTCGTGACGGTCAACGACCTGTCTGCGGGCAAGTACGACGTGATATGCCGGGCAGGGCCTAGCTTCAGGAACCGCCAGCAGGAAACCATCGAGGCCATCATTGAGATCGCTAAGGTTGATCCGTCTATCATCCAACTGGGTGGAGATATCCTTTTAGATAACATCGCCACCCCGGCTGCTGAACAACTGTCTAACCGCAAACGCGCCATGATGCTACAGCAGGGCATCATCCCCCAGGATCAGATGACCGAGGAAGAGCTTGCAGAAATGCAGCAGACTCAGATGGCAGCACAAGGGCAGCAAGCACCAGACCCCGCAATGGTCCTGGCACAGGCTGAGCAGATGAAGGCTGAGGCCGAGATGCTGCGCTCACAGATCGAAATGCAGAAGCTCCAGAACGAGGGGGTCAAGCTACAACTGGAGGCCCAGAAACTACAGACCGAGACCATCGGTGACCAGGCTGACAACCAGATCGACGCATTCAACGCGCAGACCAAGCGCATGGAAGCTCAGATCAAGGCACAACAAGCCGGGGCTACGATTGATAACACCTCAGCTAAGACTATGGGTGAGGAGCTAGACAACCAAAGAAAGATGTCTGAGATGATGGAAGAGCAGGCCCTAAAGGCCAGAATCCCATTTATGTCTGAAGCGGAGTTGATGAACCTTGCCAGCAACTGATGCCATAAAGCAATTAGCTAATCAAGAGCTCTCTAAGAGGGCGTATATGAGTCGAGACGTATTAGCTAGGGGCAATGTAATGCCTACGGCTGATCGTGGCGCATTCGGCGTTACAGGAGCTCTCAGGGACTATGGCACTGGTATGCAGTCAGCGGGCAGGTCTGCGCTAACTTATCTGATGGACACCGAGCTAGGAGACATGGCGTCTGACGCCTACAGGTTCGGTGGCGCTGTCGTCCAGGGCATGGCGGACGATCCCCTCATGACTGTTGCTGACATGATCCCGCCCGTCGGTGCGGCGATGGGAGCCTATGAGGCTGAGAACCTAAGAGCACAAGCCTTGGAGGCAGAGAGAGCGGGACAGCTTGATCTAGCAGAATCATTAAGGGCGCAGGCCGGCACTATCCTGGCTACGAGCATGATCCCTGGTGGCAGGACGGTTAGACGCGGTGCCAAGATGGATATGGCCGGCAAGGTCGATCCTGGACAGTCAACTCTTAGGCTAGAAGGTTTTGGGCCGGTAGTGCAAGCAATGCGTAAGGGCGAAATAATACGCCCGTCGATGTATGACATTGTGAACGAGGAAGGATACAGCGTCGCCCCATTTATGGCGAATGTTGATCCATCTGCGCCAAGGCCCGACAACATATCTGCCGGCACATTTAAAGCACGACTAAATCAGTTTCAAAATAATCCTATCGCCAGGCAAAGGGAGCAAGCAAGATTATTGGGCGGAGAGATTGTTTCTCCACAAGACGCGTTCATGCAGACAGCAACTCTTGAGCAGCTTCAGGGAAGGCCTTTAATTATGATGCCGGCAGATAGGCTTGCTTTTGGTCAGGTCAATAAAGTGGCCGGGGTTGATGTCAGGCCTTTCAATATTGAAGGAGGCCCTCAATACGCAGACGTAAACAAAGAATGGGCAAGCATGTCAGGGGCCGCAAAGGCTAAGCAACTTCATGCGAATAAGGTCAGAGAAGAAACAGGGCTTGATCCTGTTGCTGTTTACGCGTCAATGGCAGAAGATGGATCTAATTTTTCAGTGGGGCCATCGATAGCAACAGCTAGGTATCTCGAAGCGACGGGTGGATTAACACCTGAAGGAGTTAAGATATTAGACTCTCAAATAAGCAAGCTTAAAGACGAAGGGGATACAAAAGGTATAGCAAAAGCATGGGGTGGATATAAAAGCCCAGAGCAATTTGAGGAGTTTTTAACAGTAGATAAAGGAGAAGGCCCAACATTAGGAAATAGGCGAAAAGCAATTATGCCTTTACTGAATAAAGGCGGATTGACTAATCATGGTATGCCTAACATGACTGAAGTTTATGCTTCGGTTAACAATCCTGAATTGAGAG